AGCAGCCGGAAAGAAGCGAAAAACACACTGCCATCAAGAAACGGATGCGCTTTTTAAAAGCGTTTCCACACCACGCACTTTTTGAAAACCCTTACGGGATCAAAAGATCGTTTACTTGGTGGGAAGTGGAAAAATTACTGAAAGGAGAGCAGATATGATACAAGATATTGCAATCGAACAGTTAGACATACACCCGCAGAACGTGCGGAAGGTATACACCGACATTGACGAGCTGGCGGAAAGCATAAAAGCTCGTGGCGTAATGCAAAATTTGACTGTAGTACCAAACCCGGACAAAAAAGACCACTATCTTGTAGTGATCGGAAACCGAAGACTGACGGCAGCGAGAAAAGCGGGATTGAAAACAATGCCCTGTTCCGTTGTGGAAATGACGGAAAAAGAGCAAATATCAACGATGTTGTTGGAAAACATGCAGCGCAGCGATCTATCAGTAAGCGAGCAAGCACAAGGATTCCAGCTCATGTTGGATTTGGGAGAAACAGAAACAACAATCGCGGAAAAGACCGGATTTAGCAGAAGTACAGTACGACATAGGTTAAATCTTGCAAAACTGGATCAAGAAACACTTACGAGGCGCGAAGAAAATAAGGACTTCCAACTCACATTAACGGACCTTTACGAGCTGGAGAAGGTACAAGACATCAAAAAAAGGAATGAAATCCTTAAGACTGCAGTATCGTCACGCGAAATCGCATGGAAAGCAAAACAGGCCGTGAAAGAAGAAAAAATAAAGAAAACGCTCAAATAGTGTTTGAAATACTGGAAGAAAAAGGAGTAAAAGCCGCGCCGAAAAGAGCGAAAGAAGAAAGATGGACCGGAAAATGGAAAGAGATAACAAATATTGATCTATCACAGTGGGAGGATCAAACAAAAATCGATCTGCAAGACACAAAAGATCAGCTCTATTATTATCAATACTACGATAGGATCTATGTAGTAAAAAAAGTAATACAAAAAGAGCGGGAAAAAACGGAACAGGAAAAGAAAACGGAGAAAATCAAGGAAAACAAAAGAAAAATAACGGAAATCCTGAAAAGGATGAGAAGGGAAAGGAACGATTTTATTAAAGAACTTGTGTCGGGAAAAATCACAATACCGAAAGAAGTTGATGTAAAAGAAACAGGCTGGAAGATCATGATAAACCGGATAACGGACGGCGGAAGCGTAGCACACATGAACGCGGTGTATGGATTTTACGGGATCGAAAACGCGTACGAAGCGAAAGAAGAGGAAAAAGAACGGATCGAAAAAGAATTTGCAGAAATAAGCCAAGAAAAGCAAATGCTGATCCTCTTGACCCGGACGGCAGAGCCGTACGAAGCAACTGACTATTACGGACACTACGAAAAAGGGATGAAATGCCTAAGAGACTTCTATAGATTACTTCAGCAGATGGGGTTCTCATTTCGATCACTGGAAGAACTAAAGATCCTAAACGGGACTCATGAGTTATACACACAGGAGACGGAAGATGAGCATTGACTATTCGGATATGGCTTTCCCGAAGCCGGGAAAGAAGAAAAAACGGAAAATCCACAAAAAAAGCATTTTAAACAGTCAAAAGGGCATCTGCTACTTATGCGCCCGGTTAAATGGTGACTATTCCGTAAAGCAGACGGAAGAGCATCATATCCTGTTCGGGGCAGGACAAAGAGCAATATCCGAAGAAAACGGGTTAAAAGTAGACCTATG